GGGCGATAAGCCCTCCTCGAATGCTTGGAACGTATTCCAGACACTCGAAGTACGTTAGGTCGTATAGTTGTTAGTTAATTCTAATAGCTCGCTTCCTAGCTTATGGATAGTTTCTGCTTTCCAGTGTCTAGTAACTGAGATATAAATGGCTATCATGCCGTTTTGAGGTTGGGTGAGAACCCGGGGACCGTGTCCTTAATCTCATCAGACAAGGTCATACCCATTGAACCCATTTAATATGTTACGAAAATAAGATTTGAAATGTGATGGTAGCTTCCGAGACCAAATCCTTCTGGGATGCGGCCCGAGTTGTGAGAGTAACATGGATACATCGTAATTTTTGATGTAATAGATGATGATAAGGTGTATGATCGGTCTTTGAGATCGTCAAAGCCTCTATACTTACTAGGGGCGAACCAATTTGTATAAGGTTGAAACCGGAAAAAGAGCAACCCTTGCTCGGGGTCCGGGGGAGACCACATATATGATTGGGTAAACCCAAGGAGAACCAACTCCGAGTGCACACGCACCACCTGCGGCCCCTTCACAGGGAAACCGAAGTTTCAAATTGGTAAACTAAATTAAAACTTAGCTTAACCACATGCTAAATAAAATTAACATGAACTTTGCTTTTGGCTTGCTAGCCAATCACAAAGGATTTGAATGGTGGAGGCTCTTAAAAGAGCCTCGCGCGCTAAGGGCATTACTCACTTGAGTAATGTTTTTAGTGGTTGGTCGTATATCTCCCATGTGGGTAACTACCCTTCACCATATTGTGAAGCGAATTGCATCCCTAGCAAGGAAGCAAGGAGCTAAAGGATTGGTACGGCACTTAAAGGTGTTGTATATAATCACCCAACAGGCAGCTGGCGGAAACAAGGTCTTAGACTTGACAAGTCTAGGTCACCGAGTGGCCAGAACGGCCAGTGGTGTGCCTCGAATTATCAATAAAACCCATAGAAAGGAAATTATGACAGGAAATGTCGTAGTTTTACGTTTCTACTTAACTATCTTCGGTCTTTACCGGGTTCTACCCGTTAAAGGGAAGGTAAACTTAGGAACGATAACCTCTGTATCAACCTATATGCAGAAGGATTTCTTTGGGCATAAAGCCTTTATAGGTGTATTCTGGACAAAAGTCTGGGTACTACTATCGAACGGGAAACGTTCGAACCAAAGCTCTGTTGCCTCGCAAAAGCTTGTGCAACAGGGGTTAGGATATAAAGACGAAGGGAGTGCGAACCCCACTTTAAGAGCTGATCGGATTCTTCCGATCACCTCCGCAGGGCCTCTTTCTAGTGCGACGGGATACAAATCTTTTGTAGACCCATTGTGGCTTAAACTCCACGATAAGGCCCTTGAACGTCGTTCAAGTCATAATGACGGGATAGGATTCCTATTGGGTCTGTGGCGTGGCCTCAGACCAGGAGAAATAACCATAAAAGATCGCCTCGATAATGCCTGGAAGGGAATATCACCCTCTTCCGTGGGTACCCTGTTTTTCACGACTTCGGTTTGGTTAAACAGCGGCCTTCTACCATTTTTGATAGAATGGGTTAAACTGTTCGATGTGAGGGTTGTAAAAGACCTTTTCAAGACAGCTTATACAGTTGACTTCGGTCGATTAGAAGGTTGGGGCCCGAAAGGAAACCTTTCGGGACTTGGTAAGCTAGCATTCCTAGAGGAAGCCGCTGGAAAAGTACGAGTCGTAGCCTTGGTCGATGTGGTAACACAATCGATCTTTAAGCCACTTCACGATTTTATCTTTTCGATATTAAAACGGATCCCACAAGATGGAACGTTTGATCAGAATAGTCCAATCACCTTAATACAGGGATTGGGCCGGAAGGACATATTTTCATATGACCTTTCGGCAGCTACTGACAGACTGCCCTTAGCACTGCAAAGTGCACTTCTGGGTTGGCTTTTAGGTGAAAAGGTAGCGCGAACATGGGAGGCCCTATTAGTTGGAAGAGAATACTCTTTCTCTAATAGAACAGCGGAAAAATATGGTTTAAAGGTAAACCATGTGAAGTACGCTGCTGGGCAACCTATGGGAGCCTACTCGTCATGGGCCATGTTGGCCTTGACGCACCACTTCTGCGTGCAGCTTGCTGCCTCGAGAGTTTATGGTGTTTGGTGCTCATGGTTTGCCTTGTATGCCTTATTGGGGGACGACATTGTCATCGCTGACAAAGCCGTAGCGACCCAGTATCTCGCACTCATGCGATCCCTAGGTGTTGAAATACAAGAGAGTAAATCTCTTATATCCAACAACGGGACGTTTGAGTTCGCGATAAGGACTGTACTCCGG